TGAGTCCTCTCCTGTTTAGTTATGAAATACTGGTAAAATACCCAGAGAAAGAGCAGAAGACGCAGTACGCTTCCACGCGCCACGGAAATCATGTGTACCAGTAGACGCAGATGCGTTTGAAAGGCTAGCATGCGTTTCGTTGTTACTCTTAAGTACAGCACCACATAGTGCAGCTTGGTCAGTCGCAGTATAATCTGCAACGAACGCATTTTCAGCACCAGCCCAAGAATAACCACGTGGGTGATAAATGCCGCCCCAACGAGACCAAATTTGAGTAGTACCACCACCCATATAAGAGCTACCTTTGCGCTCAATTTCTGTAGGCATAGGCACGTCTACAGCCACGTTCTCAATAGAGCCGGGCAGGACTATGAAAGAAGTCTTAGCACCAACAATGTCTACACCGCCGCCTAAGTTAAACGCTGTCAACTCAGCTGCAGAGAAGCCTTGGTTTGCGCGGGTTTGCAACAAACGGAACTTGCCTTGGAAGATTGTGTTGAAAGTAACGTTACCATCTGTTACACGATCAGAGTCTACAAGATTGGCCGAACGGAAAGAAGCATACACTTCAGGAGAACAGATCAAATAAGCGTACTCTGGCTCATAATCTTTGTAAGCCATACCAAAAGCGTTCAGAAGACCTTCGGCACGTTGGGCGCCTTGATTGGCGCTAGAGGCTGCAGTTACGATACTAGTGCCTAAATCTACGTAAAAACCGAAGTTCTTGTCAGATGGGTCGTTTTCAAAAGTCTGACCGCCTTGGCCGCCGTTGTCAGTACCGTAGAAAACTTCGGTAGCTGCTGCGCCTTTAAGCGTGGCAAGTATCGAGTTGTGCTCATCTTGTGCACGTGTTTGACCGAAGTCGCGCCCGATTTTAGCAAGACCGTCAATTTGAGTTACGACTTGCTTCATGTTAATCTTTTCAGCGCCATGTGTACGTACAGTTTTAATGTACTTGTACATGCTGGTGCTGTAGTCAGACAGCTCACCGTCAGTGGCGTCTGTTAAGCTAGCAATGTTGATTGCAGGGTTAATCGGAGTGTTCCAGCGGGCTTGCCCGATAAACGTTTCAGTATCTGCTACGATATCTGGGTTACCGCCAACAATGCCGGTTGAGTTCAATTTTTTGGCAGTAGTGTAAGCTTCATCACTATAACCTGAAATTGCTTCTTGCAGCACTACGCTAGTCTGTACGTCATTATTGACAACTGAACTGTCGAATGTTTGAGACATTTTATTTTACCTTATTTACGAAATTTACCCTCTGCCGCCATCTGCAGAACTTCCTCTTGTGTTCTTTCGAACAGGGAGCCTTTTGTAGTTGACGACTGCGTGTTTTGTGATGTGGGTGTGGTATTGCCACTGCCTGAATTAGCTTTAGGCTTTAAAAGGAACTCGTTATCTTCGCTTGTCATGAAGTCAGTAATGATCTTCTCAACTTTGTCGCCGTTTCTGCCCTGCCAAGAGCCTGTCTCTGTTTGCAAAAGCTGTCCGGTAATTTCTGAGAAAGCCATTTTAGAAGCTTTATCTGAGCGAAAATCATAACCATTGAGAATACTTTTAATCTCTAGATCTCTTGTCAATTCGATGTTTCTCTTCGCAAGTGTTTCTGCTTTTGCTTTTTCTTGAGATAACTCGAGTTCAAGAGCTTCAATTTCTTTACCTTCTGCTTTGAGCTTTGCAGTCTCTTGCTCAGAAAGTCTTTGTTTAAGCTCTTCTACTTCTTTAATTGAAAGATCTCTTTGAGAGTAGGCAGTATCTACTTTGGCCTTAAGGTCTTTTAAACGTTCCGCCACAGCCTTCTCAACTTCCGACTCAAACTTTTTAGGGTCATCCCTAAGGTTAGGGTCATCGTCGGTAACAGTTGTAGGTTCAGGTTTTTCAGTGGGTTTATCATGTACATCAGTCATTTTGTAGCTTCTCCGGACACAGTCCACAGTCGAGGCACAGCCTCTTGTTAAATTCCAATACCGTACCAACCGTAGTCTTCACTAAAGTCAGTGCGAATTGCTTCTAAGATATCTTCTTTTGTGAGGATATCATCTAAGGTGACAACTCTACCGTCAATCACAGATCTACCTGGTACAGGTATCAAACCAATATCGATTGCTTCGTTTAAGTATTGTTTATAAACACTTTGCGGCAACCCTCTAGCTTTCATTTCTTTAAGAGTCATAAGAATGACGTTATTCTCAAGAAAATCTGCATAGATTTTTCTTAAAGCTTCCATTGCAACAGGCAAGTCAGCAATGTTAGTCATAAAAGCATCATGAACGGTACTAGTAGGAATTTTATTCTTACTGCCCCAAAGATGGAAGCGGCGTACCATGACACTATCGTTGGAATGGTTAAAGTTTACGCCATAAGCTGTTCGGGCATCTATTACATCGGCGATGTCGTTGATTTTACCTGAGCGATTTAAGACGACATCTAACAAGGTTGCTTCGGTTTTCTGACTCACGTTAATTATATTAGTAATACGTTTACCATCTTTATCGAAGTAGTTAAGTTTTTCTTCAAACGTTTGTCTGAATACTTGTTCAATAACTTTACCATCCATATTTACAGAAGGAACCGAAGTCCAGCTCTTAGGCAGTTTATTTGTCTCAAGAAATTCGAATTCTTTCAACACGGGCAACTTACCTATTTTCTTACCAAAGTCAAAACTAAAGCCAGCATAAGATTTGCCTGTTTGTCTGTACTTTGGAGTATTAACCCCGTAAAGAAGATCTAGAAGGGGATGGTCTTTTTCTAAATAGCTTTCTAATACTTGTCGTGTAACGGGCTTATTAGGGTCTAGCCCTAAAAAATCAGCAACACGTGCTGGAACTTTGTCACCTTTATTGCTAGCTTTGCCAAGAAAGTTGAGCTTGACAACTGACTTCCAATCAATAGTTGCCGCAGCTGGTTTACTGTTTTTGAGAAAATCTTCAGCAAGTCTTCCAAAGTAACGGGTAAAAGATTTAAGAATGGGCGCTTGTTGTGCAGAATACTCTGACATAATTTTGCCGATTTCTAGAAAGTCTTTAGGCGTCATTAACCCACTTCTTTCATAACCAGCAGTAATTTTGTCGACAAGACGCTTACTTTCATCATCAATAAACCATAAGTGTTTGATAAGACTGTCTTCAAAGACACGACCATTATCCATTACGTCTTTTACTTGTTTACGTAACGTCATTAGCTCATTATAAGTGTCGCTGTCGAAGCGCTTATACTTAGCAGCTCTGGCAGAAATTTGATCTAAGACTTTGCTTCTGTCGGTAGAAGTTACCGTCAAGATATCTTTCTTATCCAGTATCTTTGCTAAATTCTTTTCTATCTGAATTAGCCCCGTCTTTTCTCCAGCACCGTAAAGAGAAACCATGACTTTATACTTAGCAGCTTTTCTGAGATCCTTTTCTGTTAAGCTAAGGCCTTCATTGAGCTTTTTAAAGCGGGGGTCGTTAAAAGTATCTCTTGCCACAATATCGTAAAGTCGGTTCTTTTGATCAGTAGGTACTACGTTACTGTACTGAGCGAGTAGCTTATTTTTTGTTGTCAAAGCAATAATTTGCGCACCCGAAGATGAGGCATCTACTTCCATAGCAAACGTAGTCTTGTAAGAGTCTAGCTTCTTCAAGTTAGAAAAATCGCCGTCTAAGTAAGTGTCAAGTCTTGCATATTCAATTGCAAATCTGATAAACTTATTCAGTTCTTCACCATCTATTTGTGCTACTAAAGGATGCTCAAGAAACTTCCGAATGTCATTAGGCTTACGCCGTATTGCTAGATTACCTATATCAATTAGGTCTTGCCTATAGTTTTGTGCAATCTTTTGTCTACCTGTGAAGCTGAGAGCATTAAACCTGCCTTCTAACTTGTCAGAAATGCCACCTAAGAAGCCGCCTACCTGATCGTTTAAAAGCCTGTAGCCGTTCTGCCCTAGAGTGCCTTCCTGTGCTGTCGAAAGGAAACCTCTATACGACTCTCCAGACTGCGGAGATATCAGCCCACGCTCGTACACACGGCCTCTGTGGTCTACAAACGGCATGTTTCCAAACTGGGCATTACTCTTGCGTAACCACTTCATAGCTGTGAAACGTTCGTACGTATCATCTCTGCCAGCCATGTATTGGCGATATTCGTTCAATTCTTCAAAGTACTTTGCCCTGCCTTTATCATCTTGAAAGGTCAGCAATGCTTCTGAAAAGTCATAAGTATCGGGATCTATTGTATAGCGAGTTCTACCTGACCAGTTGAGCGAATCAGCAAAATCTTGATCGATAAGCTCTTCAGGGAAATCGGTATATGAGCTAGTTGACGTTATAGGTATCCCTGTGTTCTTGAAGCCCTTAATCCCGTCATCTATCCAATACTCTTTAGAATTTCTCCTGATAACAAGCTTATTGTGCTTCATAGGTACCCGCATGCCAACGTCTACTTGTCGCGACAGCCTTTCATAAAGCTTTATACGCGGGTCAGTTACTATGAGGTTTTGTGAAAATGTGTCATAAAACTGTCCAAAGAATTGGCCGCTTATAGCCGAACGCATGCGGCGTTTCTGCACTCCGAAAGTCTCCAACTTAAAGAACTTGTTGTTAGACTTGAGTAACTCCATGCCCAGTGACCGCCACTTATCTTTTGTGCCGTTCAAGTTTGCAAGCGCATACAGGTCGCGCCCTAAAGCCACCGCAAATTCATCAATGTCAGGACTAGCCGCCAGAGACAACCTATGTGCAAACTTAACATAAAACTTTGTCAAAGCGTTAGCATCAGTAAAACGTTGTCTTAAAAACAAAGGGATATTTAAGTCAAAAGCTCTACGCAATTCTTTGGCTAACTTAGGGGCAACTAAGCGCTCCCAACTTAGCTTTGCTTTGATGTTATCAATTAAGTTATCATGTAGTTCATCTAAGGAAGAAATGCCTAGTACAGGGTCAATGAAACCCTCTTGCCGTAGCTTTTTGATTACGCTGGAGTTGCTTCTTAAAGCTGTTTCAAGGTTATCTGAGATATTTAATATGTCAAACTTTATCTGAGCGTTTACGACAGCTTTGAAATTGTTCCAAGGCTCAGGGTTTTTACGATATCTCGTAAAGAGTATTCTTAAATTATCTGCGACAACAGCTTGCTGGTTTATCGACATGGTATTGTCAAGAGACTTTACAATTTCAGTTATTACTGCCTTATCCGTAACGTTTAAAACATCCTCCGCATTGAGCAACTTAAAGCTGTTTTCTAAAACTTTAGGCTCTGGCTGATAAAGTCTACTGTCTACATAGCGCTTAAGCACTGGATTATAGACTTGCTCAGACTCGTTGGGCGGGCGATTGATTACAGAACGCTTCTTAGCTTGTTTAGCTTGCATGGTAATGCCGCGATATGGCATCATTGACAAGTTGCCGTCTAACTCATTGGCTTGTAAAATATAATACTGTGCTATTGCTTTTTTAGCAGCATTCCCGATGTCTTCAGGCACAGCTATTGCTAAGTTTAAGTTATCAAGCTTTTGCTTGGCGCTGATAAACTTTGCCGTTTGACCTGGTGGCGTATACTCTTGAGTAAGACGTCTCAAACTTTGCAGAGTGAGCGGCTTACCGTCTAAGTCGCCAAACTTATTAATAAGTAGCTTATTACGCTGAAATAGATTCACTTTGCCAGTGCTACCTAAGTGCTTAAGCTGTGTTTCATAAGTCTGCCGGAAGAGCCAGCTACTGTAATTCTCTTTCAAAGGTGTGAGACCGTCATAGAAAGCGACTTGCTTGCTAGACAGTTTATTTAAATTTCTTTTTCTAACCTGCTGTAAGTTTTCTAATTTATTCAGATCATTCCAAGACTTAAAAACTGGTGTTGTTGTACTTCTGCAATTATAATGTGCAGGTGGTAAAAATTCTGTCTGATCTACGTCGAAAATCTTACCGTCTCTGAAAGAGCAAGTCGGCGTAGTGTTACCGTCTAACACAGCAACATATTGCCAACCTGTTAAAGCATCTTCGTTAGCTTTGTAAATAAGCTGATCCGCTTGCGCATAAACACTTGTAACAGCAGTTGTTGTCAAAGCTTTAGATTGATTGCGCGTAATATTATGCACGTTACCTTTGCGCACGCTAAGTGCAAGTTCATCAGGCGTCAATCCCTGAGCAATACCTCTACGAATTGTCTGCTCAAGTCTTTTACGCTCACCTAAAGAAATACCTGACCAGCCTTGTTCTAAAGTCTTGTCGGCAAACAAGGGCCGCTTTAGGACGATCTCTTCGGCGACACGTCTGGTAGGACGCTGGGTACGCCAGATTTTACCGATGGCGTTTTCAATATTTTGAAACCCGAAAGAGATCTGGTCACCTACTAGATCTAAAAGCGCAAACTTACTTGTCTTGAACGCTGCAGTCTGTGCTTTGCTGATAGATTTTCTTAAGTCTCCTTTCAGTTTACGCTTACCTTTTACAGTAAGTTTACTAGCTTTTATAATATTGTTTGTCCGCTTTTCATGACTATCGAAGACAGTTGCTATCTTTGCGTTGAGTGTTTTTTCGTATCGCCTAGTATTAGCCGACCTATTTACTCTTTCGTCATAAGCGGTTGTAGCAGAATTTGTCATTTTTGTTGCCTTTTAATAATTACTCAAAGTCTTCATCTTTGTCAGTACTTTTATTAATGAAGCCATCTTCTTTAATTTCTGTTTGGGCTCGCTCATCATTGTAATCAGAGTCAATGACATCATTTTGCTTGAGCAGCATTAGCCATGCTGAGCGCGGAATAAAACCACTCTCGTACCACTCTGTTGCGAGTCTTAGCCAATCTGCGCCTAATGGTACTGGATTGAAATCAGCACTTAAAGAAAAGTCAATGTCAGCATCCGTCAATTCTATGCCGCTATCCCAGTATATCATAAACCTAATTATCTTTTCCATTGTGGAAGAAATTTTAGAGTTAAGCGAGCCGAGTTTTGCGGTTTGGGCTGCGTTACGTATTTCTAATGCAATGCCAGACTGCGCTGTCTCAGGAGATAGCATACGAATACCTAGTTTAGCTAGTTCTTCAATAGATGCTGCAATAGCTCTATCCATATCTTGTAAAGCTTCGGTAGGTGTTTCTAGGACAGATGCTTTACCGTTCTCAGGTAGTAGTATCCACGAACCTAGGCCTTGTCCTACAATTTCCTCGAATTGTTCGTCAGTAATATCTGCTGAAATCACAGGGGTATAAGTAGCTGCGCCATAAAGCAAATGATTACGTCTGCTGATTTTGTTATACAGCGCCACTTCTTTATTCACAATAGTTGCTAAAATCGGTTGCGCTGCCTCGATACTGCCGTTTAAAGGAAAAATAGGAAGATATGTTAACTTACTACCGTTTACAAGAATATTGTCAATTGTTTCGTAGAGCGTATATGTTTCTTTATTAAAATTGTGATTGCGATCACCTGTAATTACAGTGACCGAACGCGCTGCTGTTTCTTTTTTAAATTTACGAATACGATAGTGACCTTCGTGCAATTCGTAAACACAAATAACTTCCAATAGGTCAGGATGAAATTCATTGTCAGTGATGACTTCCTCAAAGCTCTTAACGATTACTTGGCTCAAGGTAATACTACCGTTAGCGGACTTTGTGGTCTTCCAGTTAATAATGTCTTCAGCTTTCCACAAAACAGGATAAGGGTGAATTTCTTTGCGTTCTTCTCGCGTCAGTTCTTCGAAGTTAGCTACGACAGGGTGGTCAATTAATACCCAAGCTCTGCTAGTCACAATCTCTTCTTCTAGCGCTTTTGATAAAAATGCGGTCAGTGATGCACCGTCTTGACCAAGACTATTAAGCAGCCAGTCTTTCATGTTTTCTGTCACAAGGTCGTTTGTAAAAGCTAGCGAGGGCTTCTTTCGCAAGAGACCGCCTATTATCATCTTAGAGAATTCATCAGTGATACCTGGGAATTCAGCTTCAGCTTTATAAAATCTATACTGTCGCAGCGACATACTGGGTGAAAAAGGAATTAGCAGATTTTTAAAGTTAATGACATCTAAAACGCCATCGTAAGTTTTTACAGCGGTTTCACCTTTACAGATTGCTCTGCATTTTTTCCAAATAGGAGACATGGACTCATATTCGGCGTTGGGGTCAGCAACTGTTTTTGTTTTATCTGCAGCATTACGTGCCGACATGAGCCTCTCCTTACGGTTTCATTGCTGCGTTAAAGTCTGCCATAGTACCGACAAAAGTTCTACGAGTAGAGCGATGAATTGCAGAGACACCATCAACAGTCTTGGTGAGAATCCAGTCACAAGGTTGCTTTTCGGTGACAGCAAACACTACTGCCTGTGTTTCTGCTGCAGTCTCCGGCGCGGTCTCTGGTGCGGTCTCCGGCGCGGTCTCCGGCACAGTCTTTAAAGATTTTTGCGATATTGTATCTTTCATTTAAACCTCGTTAATACGTATTTAATCTAGCTGCATTGTTTGCAACTGCGTTTTATTCGGTGTCTTTCTCAGACGATGGCTTTTTAGGATCGGCATAGCTACTGTCAGTAGTTCTAGTAAAGCCGTAGCCGCCTAGTACTAAACCTGCTGTAATGCCCAGCCCTATAAGTGGGTCACTTCCTACGTAGAACACTACGGCAACACTCACTAAGAGTGTGCCGACAGTCCACAGAAGTGCTAAGAGAAATCTCCTAGATCTGTATTTATTATCCATGCTATTTTCCTATCACATCGCTCTTTTCCAATAACTGGACGCGCTCTTTTAGCATATTAAACTCACTCACACGCACACGATCGCTGGTAGCGGAATGGTTCTCTTTCTCTAAAGCTTCTAACCGTCCGTTTAAAGTAGAAAGGGCGGTTGCTTGGCCTTGAAAGCCTAAAGCGACTTTATCGTTTTGCGCCGTCTGCATAAGAAGATTTTGCTCACTATTCAAGCGAATACTAGTTGCTAAGACTTCGTTTAATAGCTGCCCTTCTCTTCTGACAGCCTCTTTAAGATCTACGAATTTCTTGTCAAAGTTAACTTCAATTTTATCTAAATTTTTATCTAATGTATCTACTCTGTTCGCTATTACAAAAGGCTTTGACGCATTTTGTACTGCGTCTACTCTATTAATATCGTTTGTAAGTCCATCCGTTATTAACGAGCCTATGAAAAAGAACAGAGTGGCTGCAGCTATAACCCAGCCCCAATTAGTCTTAGTATTGGCGGAATGTTGTTCGGCCATGCTTCTCAACGATGTCAGTAGATCATTGATAGCTGCTGTTTGCGATTTCTGCACAGCTTCAATCCTACTTACTGTAGATGTTTGATCGATTATTGTTTGTTCTAAACGATCTATCCTGTCAACACTGCTTTTTTGGGTGCTAGTTGCTGCCATAATCTTACCTATTTTTCATCTCGGGCAAGCTGAGCGCTCTTTCTCCAAACCACCAAGTTGTGGCTGTTGTCGCTGAAAATACGGTCGAGTAAATTACGTATCGTACTAATGATAGCAACTCCTCTCTACTCAATATAGTACCGTCTCCTGCAAGTTTTAAGTACTCTTGCATACTACCAGTCAATATTATACTCAGTTGCAAGTAAACTAATGCCCAAAGAACTAGCGTTAATAGCGGTCTGAACAGAGACTTGATGGCAACTACCCATTTATAATTCTCTTGACCGTTAAGCGCTATTTCCGATTTATGCGTTACTCCGAGGGCAGCCCAAGAACCTTCTTGAGAACGCACGCGCAATTTCATTTCAATCAATTTGATCTCGTGCTCGCGCTGTGCTGCTTCCTCTATGGTTCTCTGTGCCCTCTCTTTCCACTTCATCCAACCGCCTAATACTGCACCCGCTACTCCAAAGAGTCCGCCGGATGCGGCAGCTGCGCCTAGCCCTAAAATTTCTGCTATGTCCATTGCTGGCACCTCTGCGCATGAAAGTTAAGTCAGTGAAATACTACCGTTGTTGATCTGGATTTGCCCAGATTCGTTCAAGACTTTAGTACTATTCAAAGGACCAACGTCTATGCAAACTGTGTCCGCCCATATCCCAAAATGAGAATAACTGCCAGCATCGACATCGAAAATAGGCGTATTAGTCAGGTTACGAGCCCCTGCTGCAGCTACACCTATGGTTACTGTTTGCCTAGCATATGAACCCCCTGATGCCTCAAGCGCAGTCCCTGCATCGGTCGGGTTACCTGTGTGCAAACTGAGCCTAAAAGTGCTAGCTGTCAATCCGCCAAGCGCCATGTTTTTTCCTGCTACTGTTAAAGACATTATGTGTATCTCCCAAAAGTTGATTTAAATTTTAATGAGCCATAGAACGGCATAAGATCTTTACCAAAAGAGTCTTTGAACCATAGCTCATAGCTGTATTTTCCTACCAAAGAGGATGTCTCTGTATCTTTCAGACTTACAGCAAAGACGCTGTCGCTGAACATTAAATTAGAACCTAAGGCATAGCGAAATACTTCGTCACCTGCCAGACTATTGACTACAAATAGTGCAGAGTCAACGTCCAGCACATTTTGCCCATTTATTGCTACTTGAAAATCTAGAACAACATCTTCGTTTTGGAAGAGGTCTAGAATATCTTGCTTTCTCATGTGGAGTCTTCCTTACGAATGTCACTAAAGTACTTAGTGCTACGAATGTTGCTAGTATTTACGCGTGATTTTAAGTCTGTACTTAACCGTATAGCAGCGCGGGGGTTGATTTCTGTAGTTACAATTGCAAAGATTTCTGTAAACGCCAAATTAGTAGACGCCAAATCTCCAAAAAGCCTGCTAGTAGTCAATACAGCGGTTTCGTTTGCAGTAATGGAAGTTGCTATGCCAAATAACCGAACCTGACTTGATAAGAGTGTCAGCGAGATGTTCTGTGACAAACATACACCGGATACTCTAACAGAACCTATGACTAAGCTGTCAGCAACAACGTCAGATACCACAGGCGACAATAAGCGCACGACACCTGTAACCGCACTGTCACTTATAGCAGCAGTAGTATAGGCGGTAGCTAGCCGTACTATTCCGCCAAAACTACTGGCAGAATTTGTAACACTCACTGCGCTGGCTACCACTAAATCACCAACAACCATCTCGCTGGTGGTAGGGGTTAAACTGGTAAAGGTTCCAGTCAATCTGACAGCACCTGTTACAAGGGTTGTCGCAGCGGTTACGGAAGCTATAGCACTAGTTAGCGCAACACGCCCGTTTACCGCCGAGGCAGAGCGGGTGTTGCTCACTAAGCTTGCAGCAATAGAACTACCGGTAGAAAGTGCGCTAGCGCTGCCAGTAACAGAGGTAATGTCGCCGAACAACTTAGCCGCACTGTCGATTGCAGCGATGCTGGTAGTTGCAGACAAGGCAGTGCCGTACAATGTCACGACGCCGGTCATACTGCTAGTCGAAACTGTGCTGCTTGTTAACGTAGCTGCTATTGTACTATCAGTAGAGACGGCACTACTGCTGACAGTTGTAGTAGCAAAGTTACCCAACAAGCAGACACGGCCCGTAACTGCAGTTGCTGTCGCTGTGGCAGACGTCAAGCTAGAAATTAACTTAGTGGAGGCATCTGCTTGCGAAGCCGTAACTGTGGTACTAGCTAGCCCAGCAAATGCCTTGACTTGCCCTGTTATTGCAGTTAACGCAATATTAGCGGAAGACACTGCACTGGCAGGTAATCTAGTTAAACCGCTAAGCGCACTACTTGAAACAGTACCGGAACTGAAAGCGCCCGTAATTTGGGTGACACTTGCAGGAACCACTGTCACTGTCCTGCTAACTGTCTCTGCAGGATTCCCTGCGCTATCCGTCACGTTCCAATATAGCGTATACGAGCCTAAGTTTGCACCTTGGATGCTGACCAAAGCCCCTACTAGACGATTAGTACCTGATGAATCTAATCTGTAAAGTACAGCAGCATTCCCGCTATTAGAAAAGCGGTGAGCCCCCATGTTATAAAAGTTGTACTCGTATAAACTTGTGATGGTGTTCGGCAGTACCGTAATCACATTCCCTGAGCCTTCACTGGCAATACCAATTACTAAGCTGTGTGGATTAGCGG